TCATGCCAACACCTACACACACACTGATCGAAGCGGTTACTCTCGCAACTAGCGCCTCAAGCGTGACATTCTCTAGCATTGACCAGAGCTATGGGGACTTGGTATTAACCTTTAGCGGAAAGGTAATTGGCGGCAACTCTTATATAGACATGAACTTCAATGGGGACACTTCAGCCGTGTATAATCAAGTTGAAATGTTGGGAGATGGGGCATCAGCTTTGACAATTGCTCTATCAGCCAGAACTAAGTTTGCGTTCAATGGTTATTTATCGCCCGTAACAGACACATCAGTTTCAAGCATGAAAATACAAGTCTTTGACTACACAGCTTTAGACAAACATAAATCAATTTTGGCTAGAAACGACCTAGCCGCCTCCAACACCACGGCTTTAGCAGGTCGTTATGGAAACACCGCCGCAATAACATCTCTTGTACTTTTAGGACGCACAAGGTCGTTTGACGTTGGCTCAACCTTCAATCTCTACGGCATAGCAAAGGCACTCTAATGGGTATGCAACTAATCGAGACAATCGAAGTCGGATCAGGTGGGGCTGCCTCAATCGAGTTCACTTCTATCCCGCAGGATGGGGTTGATTTATGCGTTGTTTACTCGCTAAGGGATGTTGGCGGTTCATCGGGCTATAACGCTGTTATGAGATTCAACGGCGATACCGGTGCGAATTACACAACTAGGTGGCTTCTTGGGTCGGGTTCGGCAGCAGTCTCATCAACAATTGCAGGCTCCTCTCAGATTTATGCAGGCAAGTATGACGGCGGTGCAGATACCGCAAACACTTTTGGAAATGGGCAGGTTTACATTTCTAACTACACTTCAGCAGTTGCAAAATCTATTTCAGCCGAAAGTGTTGCAGAAAACAACGCAACAGCAGCTTGGCAAACATTGAGTGCCTGCATATGGACAGGGACAGCTGCAATCAGTTCTTGGATTATCAACGCAAGCTCGGGATTTGCCCAATACTCAACCGCTTCTCTTTACAAAATAACAGCAGACTAAGGAAACCCTCATGACAATAGAAACCCCAATGAAAATCGTTGTAGACCTTTCAAAGCCAAAGGGACAGCGTGAGTCAATCATCGAACTAACCGCTGAGGAAATTGCAGAGCGTGACGCTCAGGCAGTTCAGGCTGAGGCGGATCGTGTAGCTCAGGAAGCAATCGAAGCTCAGAAGGCAGTAGACGCTCAGGCAGGTCGCGATGCACTCTTGGCACTCGGTCTAACCGAAGCACAAATCACCGCTTTGGTTGGTGCATAATGCCAGTTGTAAGCACCGGCGTAACTGTCGGCACATCAATCACCGAGGTATCAGGGCCGTTTGTAAATAGCAAGTTTGTTTACCTGCAATCAGGAACCGCTGGAGCGGTCACCTATGTCGGTGCATCAGATGTTTCAGCTGCTAACGGTATCTTGCTGAGCGAAACAAACAACGCAGTATTCCAGACCAACGCCGATGATGTCCTCTATGCAATCTCTGACACTGTCGGTGCTGTTGTGAAGGTTCTAGAAGTCAAGTAAATGGCTGAGGAAAATGGTTCAGTGCGTATTACTAACGTACAAGTGTATGAGAAGCTGATGGAGGTCAATGCTGTTCAGATTGAACTTGTCACTGAGATTCGTAGACTGAACCACTTACCTGAAAAGGTTGCTGATCTAGATGCCAGGCTTGGCAAGGTTGAGTTAGTTTCTAAGCTTGTGTTCGGAGTCTATGGGGCAATACTTGGGGCAATCGCTGTGAGGCTCATAGGAACGCTCTGATGGCTCAATGGATAACACCATTTCCAGATGACAAGATAACCGGACACTTCGGCACAATGTCGGAATACCGAAAAGCACACAAGATGCAAGCACATTCTGGAACCGATTGGGGTGTTCGGGCTGGCACTCTAATCCCTGCAATCACTGACGGCACTATCAAGCTCATTCAGTTTAGTTCTGTACTCGGCTGGGTAGTCGTGCAATCAGCTTGGGATGAAGCATCGCGAAAGACTAAATACATTGGCTATTGTCATTTGTATTGCTCCTATCATGGGGCTGAATGTACTGGCCCGAAGCAGGGCTGTAAGTCACCGCTAAAGAAAACAAGTGTTGGTGACAAGGTAAAGACAGGGCAAAAGTTCCTGAAGTCCGGCAACAGCGGTTCTGCAAGCTCAGGCGCACACCTACACGCAACGCTAAGCAATACGCTCAAGGGTGTGTTCGGGGTCACTAGAGCTAAGCAAGATTTGTATAAGTTCATCAAGAGCCAGGGAACAACACCGAAAGCGTGTCCGACTTGCAAAAGACCGCTGTAAAGAAACTGCTCAACGCTGCCTTCTTGATGAAGGATGAGCCTGAAACTGAGGGTGGCCCTAGCTGGAAGTTTCGCCGGCAACTTATCTTCGGTAGCTATCGCCTAGCATTTGTGATGATTATCTTTGGGGCATTGACTTTCTTAGTGGATCAGTGGGGGGTTGGTGTCGCTCTTATCACAGGCGGGGTGTCCCTAATCTCAATCATCACAACCGCATACACCGCAACCGCAGCTTGGCAAGATGCTAAACTGTACAAAGACGAAAGGAACATTGATGTTTGAACTGAAATTCTGGAGCTACGCCGGAGAACGTGCAATCAAAACAATCGCACAATCCGCAATTGCTTATCTAGGCACAGGCTCTATTGGACTGTTTGCAATTGACTGGACTGGTGTGGCCTCGGTGTCACTCGGTGCAGGGCTGTTGTCAATCCTGACAAGCGTGGTCACTAAAAAGGACTAACTTAGATTCAAGAAGCCTCGGCAGAAATGCTGGGGCTTTTCCTTCTTAACATGACTCTTTCATGAGGTGACAAGCCTCCCCAAATGCCAAACGGTTCTTGAGCTACAACCGCATAAACTAGACACTCATTCTTCACAGGGCATCGCTTGCATAGCTCTTTTGCTGTTCGGTAACTTTGCCAGTTCTCATTTTCATCAGTGAACCAAGCATCAGGATCAGATATCTGACATGGTGGGATTTCTTTAGCGTTCTCAATTGCCTTGGATAGTTGTTCAAGGGCTTGCATAGGTTTCATACCTGAAACTTAGAGGGTAACTAGCTGAATAGCAAATCAACGTTCATAAGGTTCGGTTGCTCCCCAAATGCCGTATCGCTGGTTTGTTTCAATGGCGTAGGTAAAACAGGCATCCTTCATTGGACACGCTCGACAAATTGACTTGGCTGCTTTGGTTGTATTGATTCTCAGAGTTGGTTCAGGGATATCCTCGGGGAAGAACATATCGGGATTCTTTTGACATTCGGGGTCAATCTCATGCGTCAATTTCAGGAACGCCATATATCGGCTCGAAAGATGTCCGCGGTTAGTCATAACATAAGACTAACTAGAAAGAGGGACACATGGAGTTGTACGCACCGCAGGAAATAAATGGGGCAAAACTGCTCGGAGTCTTTGAACCAGGCACATCAGAATGGCACGAGGCAAGAGCTGACGGTATCGGTGGATCAGAGATTGGCACAATCATGGGGTTGAATCCTTGGGAATCAGCCTTCACGCTATTTCATAAGAAGTCCGGCAACATACCCCAGCCCGAACTAGACAGCTTTGCAGTCTGGCGTGGCAACGCTTATGAGGAACCTTTACTCAATTACTTTCAGAGCCGTCATCCTGAGCTAACGGTTTACCAGACTGGAACATATGGACACGCAACTATTTCCTATTTGCACGCAAACCCTGATGCGATAGCAGTTCATAAGGAAACAGGTGAACTGTTTGTTATCGAGGTCAAGACCTCACGATCTAGCTGGTCAGAAATCCCGCCGCACTACATGGCACAGGTTCAGCATTACCTCGATGTCCTAGAAATCAAGAACGCCTATTTGATTGGTGATGTGGATAGTGCCTGGGTTGAGCTTCAGGTGACCTATGACAGCTTTGAAGCTGACAACCAGAGAATGATGGCTATGCAGTTCTGGAACGGCGTGACAGAGGCAACAGCACCTTCTTGGGATGGTTCACAGTCCACATACGAAACGATTAGACAGCTTCATCCACTAATAGAAGATAGGGAGGTTGAGATTGATGGCGGTCATACTTTATTACTGGCACAGGAATCGTATGAGAAAGCACTTGCAGAATTCACGCAAGTCAAATCTGAAATCCTAGACCTGATGGGTACAGCAAAACACGCTTATGTTGAACATGACGGCGAGCGTTTTCGGATAGCATCAAGGCAAGCAAGGGGCGGCGGGTCACCTTATCTAGTTATAAAGAGGTCAAAATGATGCAAGTATTTCTCGGGGATCAGGTGACGCTGGTCAAAGACATTGATGAAACTACGCCGGCATATGTCACCGGCAAGGTGTCAGGCATCCTGCTTGATGACCGCAAAGCTCTAGAACGCATTTGGATTCATGGCTTCGAGAATAGCTTTTGGCTATCACAGGGCTGGAAATTTATAGAGGAACTGGAGGAGGATGACGATGAACTGGATTGAACTGATTGTTTATGTCGGGACAACAGGG